TATCGTAGCAGTACATGGCCAGCTTGCCCTTGCCGATGTATTCCTCCGTCCAGGAAACGGAAATAAACGAATTGATACGGCCCAGATACTGGCCGGTATCGGAAAACACATGCAATAACATTTCTTCACCCCCCCGGTTTTATGCTCGATTAAACTGTAGTGTACGCATGGCCTGCTTAATATAAGCAGCCGTTTCACTGGGAGATTCTGCCACGCTCTGGATATTGTTTATAACGGTCATAGGAGGCTCTGAATGCGCCTGTGACCGTCTGCTTTCATCGGCTTGAGCCTTTGTAAGCACTCTTTCTCCGGCGTGCAGAACGGCCTTGTAGCCGTTAAAAGGCACATCATACAAACCAGTTGCATGTGGTTTCCATCCAGAAGGTAACGGGGGGCCAGCAGGTTCATCATAAACAACAGATCCATCTTGCGGATAGATACCATCCGGGGATCCTGAATTTTGTACGCCGAACAGCTCTTTCAGCCAATTAATAGCCGACTGTGCAGCGCTAATAACGCTATCAATAGCGCCCTTTACTGCGTTTACAGCAGTGTAAACAGGGCTGTTTTCATAAGCAACCTTAAAATCACTGAAAAAGCCGGTTATATTTTCTTTCAGGGTTTCGATGGCTTCAGGAATAGCGGATATTTTATCCGATACCCACGTCCACGCCTCATGAATTGGGCCAGAATCCCAATTTGTAACAGTATTCCAAAATTCAGTGATTTTTCCTTTCAGGCTTTCAATGCTGCCAGGGATTGCGCTAATCTTCGTTCCAACCCAATCTAACCCGGCTTTTATAGTGCTGTTTTCCCATGCAATAGTTGTATTTTCCCATAGATCAACCATGTTTTTCTTGAAGTTTTCAAAAGAAAGCGAGCTGATTTTATCACCTATCCAGGCTATTGCCTTGCCAAAGGCGCTGTTTTCAATTTTCTGCCGGATTTCGTCCGTATCAATATAAATTTCAAAGCCCTTTATACCTTCTACAGCTTTATCAGTGCCTTCAACAAGTTTATCAAGCACCCACATAATACCTTTTTTGGTAATGCTTTTGTCGAAATCCGCTGCAAGCGCACTCTTTAGAAGGTCAAATTTGTTTTTTAGCGTTCCCCATTTGCCGCCTAAAGTATTGGATCCTTTTTCAAGCCCCTTGAAGTATTCTCCGCCTGCCTCAGTCCCCTTGCGCAAGGCGAACTCCAGTTCGGAAAATGGCACCTCTGCCTTTTTTATAGCTTTCTCAACTGTTGCAATAGACAAATGACAGGATTCAGCGATAGCCGGAACAGGATCGAAGCCATTCTCGCGCATTGAGATTAACGCAGATTCCGTTAGTTTCCCTGCCTTTGCACACTCAACAAAAGCAGCAACAAGGTTTGTAAACTTCTTATTATCGCCTCCTGATACGTCCGCAAGCTGTTCAATGCTTGTTTGCGTTAACTCAGCGTTTTTGCCAAGCTGTAAAATTGAATTTGCAGCATTTCCCAGCGTTTCAAATGAGAGCGGTGATCTGCTGGCCATTTCAATAATGTTATTTAATTGTTGCGCACCATTTTCAGCAGAATGCAAGAATGCGGAAAACGAATCTTGATAGCCATGAAGCATATTATTAAAATCAACGCCCTGGGCTACAAGCTGCACCGCAAAACTATCTGTAATCTTATTGTATATCTGTTTTGCTTTACTTTCAAAGGATTTTAGGGAAGAAGAGGCTTTTGACAAAGCCCCTTTCAACCCTCTGTTTAATTTGCTATCATCGAGCGATAGCTCTGCACATAATTCAAATAGCGTCATGATTCAAAAACCTTTCCTTAAATCTTTACCTATGATGTCATTCAGTTCTTCGGCCCCTTCGATCATCGCATCACGGATGAAAGCACGCCCTCGCAATTTATGAGTACCTTCATGAACGTACTTTGCATATGGGAGATCTGTTCCAACGTCAACCGAATATGCGTTTTGCGAAACCCTTTTTGTTTCTGCCCGAATACTATCATACAACGCGCCTGTATCAACAATTTCAGTGTGTCCGTCTTTGCCGTGAGGCTCGTTATAACCGTAAAGAATTTTCTCTTTGACCATTTCAACGGCCCGATTTCCTGCGGCTCTTATGGCGCGCTTTGAATTCTCTGATACCTTATTCAATATCAGCGTTGAATTATCCTTAAAACGCATATTAGAAGGATTCAACAGTCTGTTGCGTAATGCTTTCCCAATGTTCAAACATTCCGCTATTGTTCGCGCAGCGGTTTGCTACGTCGTTAAGTTTATCAAAGGCAATTACAATGCTGTCAGGGGTATCAGCCTGAGCGTCAAGCATGATCTGGTCGACAACTCTGCGTTTTTCGTTATCGTTACAGTTGAACCATTTCTTTTTTGCATAGTCACAAAGCAGACGGCAGGAAGTCCAATTCTGAGCGTCTTTATATTTTTGATGCAATGCTCTACACTCTGCAACGCTGATAATGTCGCTATTCAGCAATGAAAGCAATTTATCATCTACGTCAGCAGGGTTTGCCATATAGGATGCGTTTACATCCTTCACAAGACGCGAACGAATTTCCTTCGCTTTGGCCGAAAGCTCACCAGGATAAGCCTTGCAAAACGCATCATAATTGGCCTTGGCTTCGCGCAGGGCGGCTTCTCTGCGCAGGGATTGGATTTTCTCTTTCTCGGGATCGGAACAAGGCATTACCGGCTTTCTGGCCGCATTATAAGCCTCCAGCCTTTGGGTATACTCATCGCGAAGCTGCTTCACCAAGGAATCAAGTTCGCGCGCGTAGGAATTGAATTTACTCATGTTTTAGTCCTTTCAAAAAGTCTGATAATGATAATGTTATCATCCAAGGTTCTCGGCTGCGCCTATGTATCACAACCGGCACGCTATCACTGCTCACATCTCCAACCGCCTGCGCATATGCCTCATGCAAGTTTAGCCTCTCTTTTCTTTTGCACTCAACATGATACCGCTGACCATTGATAATTAGCGAAATATCAGGGTTATTCTTGCCGCCAATATAGCGCTGGTCATTGCGATGGCATGCAAGCCCTTGCCCCTCCAGCAGGTGAAGCAGCTCAAGCTCCCCCCTGCTGCCTTTCCTGCTTGAGTTCATTCGCTTTTTTCTCCCAATAACGTTCTGCGGCGGCGCGAGCCTTTTCAATGTTCTTGCGCTTCCATTCTCTCTGGTAAGCATTCTTTGCGGCGCGAGCTTCATCGGTCATTCTATCACCTCCTTTCCATTGTTTATCTTATATGTGGGCTGTCAAATTGGCAATTGTACCGTAAATTATACAGGAATATAAATTTTCTCTGCCTTTTCCTTTTCTGTTGACTTTTCCATAATTTGCTGTATGCTGATGCTGTATTATTTTTGAAAGAAGGTGTTTTTGTGCCGAACGACCGGCGAATTGGCGACGAAACAATGGAATTGCTGGATTCCGATGCGGTTCATGAAGAATTAACTCGATATTTTGATTCTTTCAATATGGACGACCTTGACAAGGCTCTGACAGAGGGCAGGACAAAACGCGGGAAGCATCCTAACAGCCGGGCAAACCTCAAGAAGGGACGACGTTTTCGAGCTGACGATTTTGCGACGAAAGAAGCCTCAAGAAAAGGCCATGAAACGCAATCGCTTTTTGCTGCATTACAGAATTACGACTTTGAAGCGGCCTATAGGATTATTGAAAGCGGTGGGGAATGACCCCGCTGCTTTTTATTTGCCCTGCTAACAGGCGAAAAACAGGTATAAAAAAAGAAAAGCGGCTTAATCAGCCGCTTAACTGGTTATGAGATCAAATAATCCTGAGTATAATTACCGCCAGCGATAAGAGGAACAGAAATACTAAAAGAAGCCTAATTCGCCGCAACTCCATCAACGCCCTTATCTGCATCATTTCCATTAAACTTCCTGGTTTTTCGGCGTTGTAGACCTCCTTTATAAACCATTTCATGGTTCCAATCTTAGCTTTCATTACATTTCTCCTTTTTTTCTTATAATATCATATTTTTGCTCGATTTTCCATTATTAAAATAAAAATAGAATATGGAAAGAATCACAATAATAATTATTGTGTTTGTAGCTTCTGTAGCTTCTGTAGCTTCTGTAGCTTTTGTAGCTTTTGTAGCTAATCCATTTATTTAGCTACAAAATCCGCTTATTAGCTACAAAACACAAAAGATTGAAAAATTTTTGTAGCTGGGAAAAACGTAGATATTTCAAGGGTTTTCATTGGTTAGCTACAAAAGCTACAAAATCAATAATACAAATGCATGTTTTCACTGCATTAAATTTTGTAGCTTCTGTAGCTTTTGTAGCTGCTTCGAATATGGCAATAAAAAAGGACTGATATGAAATCAGTCCTTCACTTTTGTAAACCGTAGTCTTCTGCCGCCTCCGTTCCACGGTGCCGTTTGTTGTACGCGGATATGATCGTTCTTTAATAGTTGCCCGGCCATTCGCAGAACGTCTTTGGAAAGCGTTGTGGGCGAAATAGGGGTCATACCAGTACAATTAATAACGTCTTCGAAAAATTCCGGCTTTGTCCTCATGATATAAGGCTGATTGCCAAGCAATTCAAGAATTGTTTTTCTGATGGGGCTATTTTCATATTCTGCCTTTGCGCGCTCCTCCAGCAGGTACTCGGTGTTTCCAAGCAGCCTCCAGCGCTTTGATTCGCTATCAAAAGCAATTGTTATATCAATGTCGTTGATGTCACGGCCTGTTGCAAGGAAACGTTTTTCGCTTTCGTTTCGTTTCCCAACAATCATCCATGTGCAATCAGATACAGCCATTGAGCCAACACTGCCCTGGATAGCTGCAAAAGGATCGTCGTATGCGTCGATATTTACTCCCTTGCGCGTATGCGTAATGCAGATAATAGCACATTGATAGTCTTGGGCAAGACGCTGCAAACCGCTGTATATGCGTGTGTCTGCCGTATATGCGTCTTCGTTTCGGCGGCTGCTGCCTTTGACGCGCCCAATGGTATCAATGATAATGACTTTTAACTGTTGATCCTGTTTTAGCCATATTTCCAGCATGTCAATAAGACCATGATCGAGGTCTGGCACCCTATGCGCAACTGTGATGCCTTGCGGAAAGACACCTCCCAAGGCCGCTACACGCGATTTTAAGCGGCTTTCGCTGCTTTCAAGGTCAAGATATAACACATGCTTTTGCGCCGTCGGAAAGCCCCAAAACGGCTTCCCCTGAGCGACAGAAATACACATATCAATGCTTGCCCAAGATTTGCCTGTTTTTGATGGTGCTGCAAAGATTGTAAGCCCAGCCGGAAGCAGTCCCGGAATAATAAATTCAGGCGGCTTTACATCTTTGTTTTCAAGGTCTGCAAGCTGGTATGTTTCTGACAAGACGAAAAAGGTCTTTGCAGACGTTGGGATGATACCATACTGTTTCAATTGTGAAGCATGGTTGCGCAAATCTTCCCCGGCAAGTTTGTACAGCTCTACCGCGCTTAGGGCACTTTCTCGGTCATGCACTTGCAGCGTTGCAAGCATAATCTCTTGTTCCGTCATTCGTCGCCCTTCCTTCCATTATTCATTCGGAATGGCAACGAAAACATAAGAATCGCCTTCTTGCCGCAAGACACCCATGCGGCATAGATAGCGGATATTCTCAGAGATTCTGTACTTGTCCCTATGCTTTCGGTGATATTCTCGCTGGTAGGCTTTGTAATCGAATGCGGTGTTCTTTTCTTCGCTCATATAAAAATGAGCCTCCTTTCATGTTCGCCATGAAGGAAGGCCAGATAAAAACTTTCGCAACGTGGGTTGACACTGTTATACTTTCTTAGTATAATAGTCCTGTGCCTCGTTTTCTAATCAACTTGTGAGGGTGACAGAAAACAAGGGTGTTGTGAAAGCTGTTAGGGATGGCCGTCCTTAATAGCTTTTTTCATGTGCTTGCAAATTACACTATATTTACCGCAAACACGCATTTATTATAGCACATGCGGAACAAGACGGCAAGTGTCAAACATTGCGGCGAAAACCTAATGATAATCGTATATTTTACGAGTGTCAAAACAATGCGAAACGATGTGAAACAGTGCAAAACAATGTTACTTGCGGCTTCTAAACGCCAGATTTATTTCCAAATGCGGAAGTTGTTACCGTATATATATTCGAAAGCTGTATTCTTATACACATATGACTTGAATAAATTTTCCTTGTTTCTGAAAAATTGCTTCGCTTGGCAGTTTTGATTTACGAATAGTGTTTTTTGTAGCCTATTGCGGAAACTATTCGCAAAATATATGTTCTGCGAATAGTTGCCGCGCAGTTAGTCGGCGTTGCGTTCTTTTTTGAACAAACGCGCAAAGAAACTTTCCTTAGGCGCTGGTAGCGCTATCTTCTGCATTGCGGCTGCGTTGAGCTGCTGTGCTTGATCGGCAATCCTTTGCGCCGCCTCCAGCGCTTGCGCGGCCTGTGTGGCCTGCTGCTGCCATTGATCGCGCTGTTGCCTTGTATCCTCCAGCAGGGCTTCTAAGCGCGATACAGTGGCCTGTAAAGCGGCTTTATCAGCCTCCAGCACTGCCAACTTGTCAATTGACGGCCTGTCTTGTGTTGTGAACAGTTGTTCAAGGCGTGCCAGCCCATCAGGTGATAGCTGATCTCCGATTTTTAGGCTTGATAGCTCGATTTTTGCGCTTTTAATACGCTGGTAAACTGCCTGCGTTGAAACGCCTTTGTTCTTGGCAAATTCCTTGATCGTCATGTTTACTTTCCCCCGTCAACTCTGTTGGTAACTATTTGATCAATTCGACGACACAACATATTGACATCTTTACAGGGCTGATATACAATATATGCGTCGCCCTTGCCCCTGCCAAGAATCAACACCCCTTGGCAGGGGCTTTTTTAAGTTGTTTACAGGTTGATTCTACTACGCAAACATGCCGATTGCAAGAAGAAAAGGCGCCCGACAAATGAGCGCCTTTCAATTACAGCCCCTTTTCTTCCAGCTCTTCATGAACCTCCCATAGGCTTTCGGCGGCAAAATCGATAGCCTCTTGAATGCAGGTTGCGTCTGTTTTGGGGTCAAGTGCAGCATGGGCACAGACGTGAAGCAGGCTATAAATGGTGAGAATACGGTCTTTCATTGTGTTATTTCCTCCTTGCAATAATCCGGGCGAGGGTGATATAATACCCTCGCCCCTAAGAATTGGGTTAGCCGGTGTGTGCTGTGGAATGCCTGCCGGCTTTTACTTTACCAAGAAGCGGCGAACGATGGCTTCATGCGTGTACTGGTCTACCAGGTCGGGATAGTCGCGGCGCAGGGCGCGGGTGTCGAGCTGCTGCGTGTGGCAGGCTTTCCAGGTGATTCGGCTTTCATTGCCCGAAATTTCGCTGAGTGCGTTTTCGGTCATGTACTGCTTCACATCGTCCTGGAGCTGCTCGATCAGCATGTCCAGTTCTTCGCGCATTCGCTTGTATTCGCGAAGCTGCTGCGCTGTCTTGTCAACGTCGTACATTGCTTTCATGTACCTCCTATAAAGGTTGATTGCTGTCTTTCCAGCCTGCCAGCGCTCATATAGCCGCCGCGCCTCGCTGCCGTCTCTCCGCGCTGTCTCAAGGTGGGGCAGGTTCTTTGCCGCGTCCCCCGGCCGCACGCGCCTCGTAGTGGGCTGATCGTACCGGGGCGAGGTTGGTTTTGCGCTTCGGCTTTCGCCTTGGCAACCTTGCTTCCCTCAACCTTGTGACATTATTATACTACTAACGTTAGAAGTTGTATATTGACAATATACACAAACTTCTAACGTTATTATTGTAACTTCTAACGCTATTATTTGCGTGCTATATATGCTATACTTATGGTAGCGGTGGAGAAGGGTTGTTCACCGTTAAACGGTCGAAAAACGGTAGGGAGGATTTGCGAATGCCAAAGAATCAAACGGAATGGACACGGGCATACAATGAAAAGGCGTATGACCGCATTTCTGTGACCGTCCCCAAAGGCCAGAAACAGGCCATAGAAGCGCACGCAAAGGAACATTATACAACTGTAAACGGCCTGATAAATAAGCTGCTACGGGCCGATATGGGGCTTTCTGAGTGGCCTAAAAGGGAGGAATAAAGCATGCCAGAAATTTGCCGGTTTTATGGAATCGTTAAACAGTAACCCCCGCAGGATTCGGGAGGCAAGTCAATATAAGAAGACGGCCTTTGTGGCCGTCTTTATTTTGTGAGCAATCCCGCGTCCCTCCAGCAGTCAAGCTGCTTTCTATGCCGCTTATATAGCTGCGCTCTGCAATAAGGAAGCGTACATTCGATTTTTGCCCAGGTATCGCCCTTGATATAGCGCATTCTGAACAGTTCGCGATCTATAGGGTCTGGTATACTGGAAATTAACGCTTTTACGCTATTTACATCATCCTCCAGCCTGTCAGCCCATAAATTCAGACGGTCATGAATGGCTTTTGCTTCTGGCTCAGTGTAGCGCTTGGCCTCCTCTCTGAGCGCTTGCGCATTGAGCATTATTAGCCGACAATGCACCATAGTATTTTCTTTCAAGGGCTTTCATCCTTTTCTCAAGGCGTTTTATATCCTTTTCAAGCCTATATGTTTCACTTTTTCTTTGCGGTTCAGGGATGTTTTGCAGTTGCGCATTGCGATTTTGAAGCTCTGCAAGCTCTATTGTGTATCTGATAATCTTTTCATAAAAATCAGCCATAGAGCAAAATCCCTCCCTTTATGGCATTCTGATCGGGCGCGCCAAGCACAACGGATAAAGTGGTTTTACCAAATTCTTCTTGTTCCGTGAACGAGGATACACGCGCGTCAAACTGCATGCCATAGCGCGACGATTTACAGGTGATGATATCGCCCAGGGAATACAGGGTGCCAAAGTCGGACGGGGATATCTGCGCGTCGAAATTCTGTACCTTGGCGTATTCTTTCAGCTTATCCACGCCAGCCTTGGCCAGGCGGTCGGCAAACTCCGCGCCAGTTTCAGCGGCTTCTGTAGTTTTATAACCGCCTGAGTGTTGAGCATAGCTATCATCGGTGCTTTCATACACCGCGATCTGCGGCTTGATTTCATCTTTAGGATCTCGCCAGCCGCCATATTTACTATACCAGTAACCACCATCAGCACGTTTTGACCAGTTATTGCCTTTGATTTCTTCTGTGACTTCTCCCCTTTGAGAAAGCCCAGATTCCCATATCATTTCTCGCTGTTCGGCCTCTTTATTGCATACACCATCTGCATACACGCGCACCCATACCGTTTGACCTCCGGTCAACGTGCCGGTAACGACCAGGGTATTGCGGTAGTAATCATTGTTTTCGGACGTTTTGAGCGCAAGCAGGTTGCCAAACTCCGCGCTTGCGATGTACGGGGACGCGCTGTCCACGGTGTGATCGGCGCCCTTGTACACCTCCAGCTTGTTTTTGTTTGTATCAGGATTAAACAGCATACGAACGCCTAACCCCGTTCCTTGGCAAACATTTATAATGCTTTCATAAAGCAATGAATTAGAATACTGAACCGTTTCGCCAAGCGCATCTGTATAGCCCTTTGCAGAAGCATTTACAATTGGCAAGCCGCGCAGGTTAGCAGAAAGCATGCCATAAATAGAGGTTTCGCCCACATTGGCATCATAGGGCTCTGTAATCACACGACGGGAGAGCAAATTTAACGTTGTGTAACCACCAATAAAAATTTGCCGCGTCTGGTCGTCTCGGTCAATGCGCACAATCTCCATGGCCGTGCCGCGGTCGGCGCGGTAGAGCAGATAACCATGGCGCAGCAGCTTGGCCGTCTCGTCGGTATCGTAGCAGTACATGGCCAGCTTGCCCTTGCCGATGTATTCCTCCGTCCAGGAGACGGAGATAAACGAATTGATACGGCCAAGATACTGGCCCGTATCGGAAAACACATGCAGCAGCATTATTGTTCCACCCCCGCGTACACAGGATGAAAGGTAATAAACGCATCCAGCAGGCTATAGCCGTCGGCGGCGGTGATCTTGATCGGGTTGTCGCCGGGAGCCAGCTCAAACGGCACGGAATCGATAGACAAGGCCGAAAATGCGTTCTCCGGCGCGTTATCGCCCTGCGCGTAGTATACGGACGCGCGGCCATCAAGATAGGAATACGTGATCGTATCGCCATCGTGCATGGTCTTTTTGATCATCACATACTCGCCGGTGTCCATGTGCTCAATCTTGGGATTTACCACATCGCCATCCGCCGTGAGCACGGCGGTAAAGCCGCACGCGACGGAGCCGGGGTTGTTGACAAACTTGTATACAAGCTGCATGCGCTGGCCGAGAATAAACGAATTGAGCTTACACGGGAACTTAAACAGCTTGGTCACGCCCATCATCACCTCCGTTTTTTCCGCCTGTACGGCGAAGTACGGGAACGGGGCGCGCAGCATGACGGAAAAGCCCGCATCGCGGCTATAGCGCTCGATCTCGGGCGTTTGGGTGGGGTAAACGGTGATGGTATACAGATCGTCGATTTCCAGCCGCGACACGGCGCGGGGAATGATGGTGCGCAACAGGTCTTTTCGGCGCGCGGAGGAATCGCCCAAAAGCACGCCGGTTAATGAGATGTTCTTCGGCTCGACGGTTTGGGTGTTTACCTGTACGCCGATGCCGTTAACCGTTTTTGTGGTATCGAGGGTGATGTTCTGGCTGGTTAAGCCGTCGATATTGGTTAAAATGATGCCGTTCTCCGGCGTTAGCGGCAGGCGCTTATTGCCCTGCACATAGATGATTTTATGCAGCATACAATAGCGCCCTCCTTACGCCTGATTAAACCGCAGCGTGCGCATGGCCTGCTTGATATACGCCGCCGTCTCGCTGGGTGATTCGGCGGTGGACTGGATATTGATGTTGTAAATATCCTGTTTGGATTCGGCGCTTCCGCCCCCGCCCTTGCGGTATTCGTCGGCCTGGGCACGGGTGAGCACGGTTTCATTGCGATGCAGCAAGGCCGGGAAATTATCGTATGGGACGCTATACAGGCCGGTGGCGAAGCCGCGAGGATTGATAGAACCATATTTTTGATTTACTTTTTCAGCAGCATCCAGCACTTCTTGGCCGGTAGGAGTAGCGCCAGAGACGATATCAACGCCATCTTCTTGCAACTGATCTGTAACTTGCTGCATTCTTTCGCTTGTTGTTTCGATTTCCTGTACCGTATCTTTGCCAAGCACAGCGCCAGCAACTTTTTTATAAATTTTATAGGTAATCGTTACATTGGCCTGCAATATTTTTTCAAGGCCTGGCTTTACCTTCGCCCACCACGCAGACGCAGATTTGAGAAAATCAGCAACGCTAAATTTATCAAAAAAGTTGATAATGTTATTAGCTGCTGCTGTAACGATTCCTTCGTAAATTGCTGCACCCGCGCTTACAAGTGCTGGTACAGCATTAATCGCGGTTTGCCCCAAATTAGC